GGGCCGTCTTGGTACATCCATCGGTCTGGCTGGGCGTTGTCGATGCTTCGCCTTGCGGCTGCGGCTGGTGGCAACACCACTCGCGAGCTTGCGGCGGGTGCCAGCGAGGTGCAATTCCTCGGTTATCCTGTCGTGTTTGTCGAGGTGATGAACAACACGACAACCGCCCAGACGTCGACAGACGGACTTGTGTACTTCGGCAACATCCGCCAAGGCGTTGACTTCGGCGACCGTCGCGGTGTGACGATGGATATGTCGCGAGAGGTTGCGTTCACGACGCAGCAAATCGCAGTTCTCGGAACCGAGCGGTTCGATATCAAGGTTCACGACGCTGGCACTGCCAGCGTTTCCGGCTCCATCGTGATGCTGTCCACTCCGAGCAGCTAACGGTGATTGACATTTTCGCGGCTAGCAACAGCTAGCCGCTTTTCGCACAACATCGAAAAGGAACCAATATGAATTCCGCACAGCATGACAAGTTTGTTTCGATCACGCCGCCGGCGGCGATTGTCGACAACGCAAGCTACACGACCACAGCGGTCGACACGAAGGGATATGCCTATCTCCGCGTGTTCGCCTACTTGGGCGCAACCGATATCGCTATGACCGCTCTGAAGCTGCAAGAAAGCGACGACAGCGGCATGAGCGGGGCGGCCGACATCACGGGGCTTGTGTACGGCACGAGCAGCAATGTGGCCGGCTCGACGTCGGCACTGCCTACCGCGACCGACGACAACAAGTGCTTTGTGTTCGAGGTGGACTTGCGGGGCCGCAAGCGGTACATCGATCTTGTCGCCACCGCTGGCGATGGATCGACTGGCACGTTCCTCACGGCGTTCGCTCTGTTGAGCCGAGCCGGTGATGTTCCGGTGAGCGCGTCGGAACGCGGATTCGGTGACATTCTTCGGAAGTAAGCCATGGCTGTCGATCGCAACGCCATCACGCCAATCAACACCGTAGCCGCCACCTTTGAACCGGTGACGGTTGCGGAGTTGAAGGCGCATTTGCAATACGCTCCATCGTTCACCGGTAGCGACCAAGAGCTTGCCAATTACTTGGTCGCCGCACGGGAGCAATGGGAGTCGGATTGCGGCGTGATTTGTTGCGACAGCCGTTGGCAGTTTCAGCTTGACCAATGGCCGTCATCGGATGGTGGAATTCACATTCCAGCTAGGCCGGTGACGTCCATTGTGTCGATTCAATACGTTGACACGTTGGGCACGACGCAAACATGGTCGAGTGCTAACTACGTGCTCGACAAGGGGCGTGGCTCGCCGGTTGTGTGGTATGGCTACAACGTGACAACGCCATCGATACGCTCGCAGCGTAACGCGGTGACGGTGACGTATCAGGCCGGACACGCAACGGCGGCGGCTGTGCCACAGCGTTGGAAACAGGCCATCCTGCTACTGGCCGGACATTGGGCCGAACAACGATTGCCGGTGGTTGTCGGCACAATCACGACGGAAGTTCCGCTGACCTATGAGCGGCTTGTTGCCGCCAACATGCGGAGCACATACCCATGAGACCTGGATTGTTTCGCGACCGCATCGACATCGAGCGAACGAGCGAAGCCGCTGGCGATCCACTGCCGGATTTCACGGGCCGCGACTTGTACCAAGACGTCCCGTGTGACATCACGCTCGTTGTCGGATCGGAGACGTTTCGCGGGCGCGGCATCGAGGCTCTGGCGTCGCATGTTGTCGAGCTACAATACTTGCCGGACATCAGCCCGACGATGCGATTGCGTGTTCGACATGGCACGTTTGCTGGCTCGATATTGAATGTCCGTGCTGTCCGTCCGCTTGACATGGATCGCGGCCGCGTGCGAAAGCTTGTGCTGGATTGTTCGGAGGTTGTCGTCTGATGGCATCCACGCAGCGTGAAGCATTTCAAGGATTCGCGGAAGCCGACTCGATACTTTCGAAGCTGCCGATCCTGCTGCGCGGCCGCCGAATATCGACGTCAATCAATCGCGTGATGGAACGGCTTGCGGCGGCATCGGCCGCCAAGACGCCTCGGGAAGGATCAAGCGTTGGCGGCATCGCGTACACGCCGCTACGTGGCGAGCGTGCCGCTAGAATGCGACTGTCGCAGGGCATCAGCAATGTTCTGCGAAAGTACAACGGCGGCGAGACGATTGTTGGCGTTGCCGGTCCTATTAAGCGGAAGGTCGGAAGGCATTCGCATTTGGTTGAGTTTGGATTTCATCACACGACGGGCGGTACGTTCGCCGGAAGCGGTGGCCGTAGGCGTGTCGCCAAAAGATTGGCAGGCATTAAGCTACAGCAAACGCGATGGAAGCAACGCGGCAGCAATCGTTGGGGCGAGCCGAAATACATTGTCGGCAATTACTTTTCACGGGCGCAACTGCTCAACATCTCTAAAAAGTTTTTCTATCAGCGACGCTACCGAATCAATTTCCTTCGAAGCGGAACAGGTGTTCGAGGAAGATACATTCACGGCCGGCCGTTCGTAATGAACACTTGGCAAGCTAACAAGGAACGCGTGCAACGCGAGATCATCCAAGAGTTGCAGCAGTTTGCGGAAGCGTTCGCTCGAAGCGAAGCAAGGGCCGCGAAGAAGGCAGCCAAGATAGCGGCAAGGGGCTAACGCATGGCATTGAATGCCGACCTGCTGACATACCTAAAAACACAATCCACCGTCACCAGCTTGGTTGGCAGTGGAACGGCCTGCCGCATTTACCCGGACGGAATCAAGGAAGGTGCGTCGCGGCCATGCGTCATGTATCGCAAGGTGACCGGCGGGCCGATGACTGGCATCAGCGGACCGCTCGGGCTAAGCCAAGCACGCTATGAAATCATGTCGCTAGCGACAAGCCGAGCGGCAGCGGATACGCTGGACGAAGCCATTTATGACGCGCTTCGCGGCGGCAACAAAACGATGGGATCGACGGCGGTGACGGAAGTGTATACTGGCGACGCCGACCGCGATTGCGGAGCGGATGCGCCAATTGATGGCAGCGACCAATACGAGTATTGGGCCAGGACAGCTTACGTGATTTGGTACGCGGATGGTGACTAACCGATAGGAGAGATGATATGCCAGTGACAGCAAAACGGGACACGGGCCACGGCGCGACGGTGACTTTTGGAACGACGGCTTGGAGCGGAAAGCTGGTCAGCATTCCGACCAATTTTTCGCTGACTCGGCCGCCGGTTGATATCACGCACCTCGGCACCAGCGGCGAGCGTGAGTACATGGCGGGTGATGTCAGCGAGCTTGGACCGGTGACGCTTGACGTTGCGTTCGAGTCTGCGACTGGCTTGCCGTCGCCAACGACTACGCCTGAAACGATCACGATTACTTGGCCGCTTGCTCCTGGTGGTGGCGGTGTTACGGCCGCCAACATTTCTGGAACTGGCGTGATTAGTGGAATCGCCTATCCATCCATGCAAACGAACACGATGCAGCAGGGCCAGATCACGTTCCAATACGACGGCAACACCGGACCGACCTGGACGGCGGAGGCGTAAGCAATGGAAATCACTATTGAATTGCGGCCGCACGTTGGCCACAAGAACACGCCGCTTGGGCCTGTGGCTGTCGAGCATGATCAGTGGGTGGTTGTGCTGTGTCGCGGCAACGTGAAGCGGCATATTGGCTATCAACGCAAGGCGAGCAAGTCGCCTTTGCTGTGGCTGGCTGGGCGTGCGTCAGCGGTGAAGGAATATGGCTTGCCGATTGTCGAGCAGGCCGAACAATTGAGCGGCGTGGAACGGGATAAGAAGCTTGGAGAGGATGACCCAAATGGCGATCAATCGTGAGCAGTTTACGCGGGCAATGGGTCGGCGGTATGACGAGCCGAACATTCCCGGGCTGGGCGTGGTCAAGCTGCAATCGTTGACGGTGAGGGAGATGAGCGACATTCGCGCCAGCCTTCGCACGAAGGCGGGCGAGATTGACCGCGAACGGTTGGCTAAGATCGACGCGTTGGTTGTCGGTGCCGCTGTTGTCGACGACAACGGGCAGAACGTCGTGAGCGATGATGACGTGATGCGCGGGTTCTTCGATCAGCTTGATGCTGGACCGTGGGCTTGCTTGACGGCCGCCGTCAAACGTCATACGGGCTGGGATTGCGGCGAGGATTGGCAACCGGTCAAAGCCGCCGCAAAAAACTGAGAGACGACCGGCTTGAATTGCTTCGCTGGCGTGTCGCGGCACGCCTTGGTTTCAAGTCGGTCGATAGCTGGATCGAGTCGACAACGGAGCGGGAGCGATCGTACATGATGGCTCTTGCGTTGCTGGACGGCTGGGGTGAGGAATGGCAGGAGCTAGCATCGCGGCTTGTCAACCTGATGCGGACGACGGCACAACACGAGCTTAAAGCGGACGACGCGTTGACGTCTGAGGATGTTCGGCGTCGATGGCAATGGCTTGACGAACCGGACAACGCACCGCAGGAAGTCGATTGGGACGCGGCAGCAACGGCAATGCGGCAACGATTTACGGGGATGACAACGTGAGCAATGCCATCGCCAGTCTGTCGATGCAACTCGGGCTCGATACCCGCGAGTTCACCGATGGCGTTGTTGCTACGCAGCGTGAATTGAAGCTGCTGAAGAAAATCATCCAAGACGCTGGCGGTCCGCAGGA